TCTATTATGGTCGAGCCGATGTGATGATATTTGAGGATGACCTTAGTGAAATCATCTACGACTTATACTTGTCCGGCAAAACCGAACAGGAAATACTAAACATTATTAATTTAAACACGGAGAAAGAAATCGATGAAGTGCATTAAAACAATCAAGAAAACCAACTCAAGAGAGATTGGAGAAGTAATCAGAACTGAAGAAAAAGATGCTGATTTAAAAGTTAGTACAGGTGTTTGGGCTTATTGTCCAAAAAGTGAGTGGAAAGCTCTTACAAGAAGAGTTAAACCTGTTTCTAAAAAAGAAACTGTAGAAGGGTCTGAAGATAAACCTGTTACCAAGAGAGGTAAGAATAGTATTCAGTAATCATCATGAGTGGAGAAATGGTAAACAACCCACTTCATTATGGTGGTGCGGATAATCCTTATGAAGCTATCAAGGTTATTGAGGCTTGGGGTTTAGATTTTCACTTGGGTAATACGGTTAAGTATATTTCAAGAGCTGGTATTAAAAATCCTGAGAAGGAGTTAGAGGACTTAAAGAAAGCTGCTTGGTATCTTCAAAGACGAATAGATAATTTACAAAAATGATTTACTATTTAATCGGACAACCTCACGCTGGTAAGACCACATTGTCCAAATTATTAAAACAACATTTGTATCCTCAAAATATTATTCAAATAGATGGAGACGATATTAGAGATATCTTTCAAAACAAAGATTACTCTGAAGACGGAAGACGAAAAAATATTCAAAGAGCTCAAGACATTGCAAAATTTCTAAACTCTAAAGGTATTGATGTTATTATATCCTTAGTATCTCCGTATAGAGATTTAAGAAATGAGTTAAAGGACAGTTCAAAAGTAATTGAGGTTTATATTCACACTGATGATATTCGTGGAAGGGAAGGTTTTCATGTTGAAAACTATGAGAAACCGACTGAAAATTATATTGATATTGATACTACTGGCGTTTCAGAATTTACATCACTTGGTGAATTAATTACTAAAATTAATGAATATGGAAATAAATAGAGAGGAACCGGAAGTACAATTTTACCTTGCATATTATATGGAAAATGGTGAAGTTGATGAAAATGGGGTGATGGATATTAAAATGAAGACCGCGGTTGTACCAATAAGATTGAAAGAAAAATTCTTAGAAACATTTAAAGACAATCCTACACCAAGTAAAAAAGAAATCTTTAAATTTTTGGATAGTCATGAGTAATTGGGAAAGAAAGACGCACGTACAAGCGGCATTTGCGTCATCATCTTCAAGTAAGAAGTATTCTATGTTCGTTGGAAGATGGCAACCATGGCACCATGGACACAGGTCTTTAATTGACCAACAACTTGAACGAGGTAAAAATATATTACTTTGTGTTAGAGATGTTGAGATTGATGATAAGAATCCATTTTCAACTGAATGGGTTGTTGAGAACTTAAACAATGAATTGAAAGATTTAATTGACGAAGGTCGATTGGTAATTCAAGTCATTCCGGATATTGATAGTATTAATATTGGTAGAGGTGTTGGGTATGATGTTATAGAACATTTACCACCTGATGAGATTAAGAACATTTCTGCAACCAAGATTAGAGAACAAATGAAAAAGGATGGTAAGTTATGAGAGTAACGGTTGATATTGATGAATACGCGGAAAATGCGGTTCTATTGGATGGTTTAGAAGGCGCAATCGTTGGGATTGTTGAGGACTTTGGTTCTCCGGGGAGAAAGATGTTGTATTCAAAACAAGGAATATTAAACATCCTACAAGAAAGAGATTTAATGACTATGGGTGAAGCTGAAGAGTTTTACGATTATAATATATTAGGATTACACGCAGGTGAACAAAACGCGGTGTTTTTGGATTTAGAAATAACACCAATAAAAAAAGAAAATGGTTGGGAATACCAATTAAAAGAATAATATGGCAAATACAATGACAACTTATGTTAAGATTGTAAATCTTAATGAAGAAACTTTTGGTAAAGTTAAAGAATTGTTTGAAACTGAAGGTGAAAATAGTTCGGAGGTTAAAGTGGTTGAACACTTTAATAAATTATTTAAGACTGAATTCAATAATACTGACAAGTATATGGATAGAGAATGGATGGATGAGAACATTGGTTCAAAATGGATTAAGATTGAATTTGGTGATGTTGAATATACTCCTGAGGTTGATTTAGTACTTGAAACCGCTTGGAATGTTCCAACTGAATATATCCAAAAAGTGGTTGAAGTATTAAATGAACTTGATAAGAACATTGTTGCTTACGGAACATACGAAGACGAAGGATATTCTCCGGTAGGGGCTTTTGTATATGGTTATGATTATGACGATATCGAAGATTATGATGATGTTGATTCTGACCGTGTGTGGGAAGATGATGATTATATGGAAGAGATGTACGATGCTTTATACGAACATCGAGATTCATTATACGAAAGTTATCTTGAAGTCATTGAAGAAAGAAAATTGGAAGAAGAATAAACCATTAAAACAAAAATATGAAAGCACATTTAAGAAAAACGGAGTATTACACATCTCATAACGCAAACACTCCGGTAGAGTTAGATAGCGAAAAATTCCCTGACTTTAAGGGAGAAACTCAAGAAGAGTTCTTACAATACATCTACGATAATTTAGACGGATGGGTTGGAGGAATGGAAAATGACGAGGAATTACCTTTTGATGAGGAAACATTAGACGCTTTGTATGAATTACAAAACGGGTCAATGACAGAATATTGGGGTTCTTATCAAAACTATTTTGAAGGTGAATTACAAATAGGGGAATCAACACCTAATGAAAATTACAAAAATGGTAATTTCAAAACAATAGATTCAATTTCAATATAATGATAGAAACGGGTAAAATAATAAATGGAGATTGTGTTGAGGTGATGAAAACATTACCCGAAGGTTGTGTTGATTTGATTGTTACATCTCCACCCTATAATGCAAACATCAAGTATGATGAATATGACGATGGGTTATCAATGGAGGAGTATTGGGATTTTACAATTAATTGGTTGAGTGAAGCTTTCCGTGTGTTGAAAGACGATGGAAGGGTTGCAATAAATGTTCCAATTGAAATGAATGTTCAAGAACGAGGTGGAAGAATACTATTCAATGCTGAATTTTGGATGAAGATGAAAGAGGTTGGATTTCAATTCTTTGGAATGGTTGACCTTACTGAAGACTCACCACATAGAGTTAGACAGACGGCTTGGGGTTCTTGGATGAGTGCTAGTAGTCCTTATATCTATAACCCAAAAGAATGTGTGATACTTGCGTACAAGAAATCAAAAAAGAAATTAAATAAGGGTGAATCACAATGGGAAGGTAGTCATACTAAAATAACATTGGAAGATGGTACTTTAAAAGATAAAGTCATTTATGATGATGACGATAAGAAAGAGTTTATGAACTTAGTTTTTGGTAGATGGGAATATTTTGCAGATACCAAATCATTAACTAAAGCGACCTTCTCAATGGACATCCCATCAAAAGCAATTAAGATTTTAAGTTATAAAAATGATATTGTTCTTGACCCTTTCATGGGTAGTGGAACTACTGCGGTTAGTGCTGAATTATTAGGTCGTAGGTGGTTAGGGATAGAATATAGTTCAAACTATGTTGAGATAGCGAGGAATAGGATTAAACATTTTATTGAGGAGAGAAATCAAACTGAGTTAGAATTAGAATAGAAAAGGGTCATAAGACCCTTTTTTTTGTTTGTATTGATATTTATAATTAAAACAAAAAATGAAGGATATCATTATAACAGAAACACAACTAAAAACTATTCAAGAGAAACGTCTTGGGGGTGAAACATTATATGATGAAAACTCTCAAGTATTGAATGAGGAATGGTGGAACACATTAGGTGATGTGGTGGGTATTTTTGACCCAACAGGTGTTGTGGATTTAATTAATGGATTAGATTATATTCGTCAAGGTGATTACTTTTTTGGACTTTTATCAATGATTTCAATTATACCTTATGTTGGTGATGCTGTGGCAAAACCAATTATGGGAGTATCTAAAGGAAGTAAAACCATGAGAGGAGTGAATAGTGCGATGAAAATTGTTAAAAAAGGTGGTAGTACTGCAGATGCGAGTAAAATATTAGCGGACGCGGGTAAGGCATCACCTATGTTTGCCAAATTATTAGACACCTCAATAAGTTGGGGTGGTAAATTAAAACAAATTATTGATAAAATACCTGGTGGTAAATTAACCGGAGGTTTAAGAAAATTATTAATGGATTGGATTGATTTATTTGTTGGGGTTGCAAAACAAAGAAAAAATGTTGGTGCAGTAACAGCTAATTTAGCAAAAAGAGTTAAATCCGCAGACCCTGCGACAGCAACAGCTCTTATGAAAACATTTCAAACTCAATTAGGTAAAAGTAGTCGAACATTAAGGGATTATAAAATGACGGACCCTGGATTTATGGCGAAATATGTTTGGCCAGGTGCATCTCTTAGAAATAGAGAATTAACTGGATTAATGAGAAAAACTAAATTCTACGCAGGGTTACTTGATTATTTAGGAGTTGCAAACTTTGTTGGTCCTGAGGATTTATCTAAAAAGATGGGGGAGGAAAATGTTAAACAGAAAATGATTGAATATTCAAAAACTGCTGAGGGACAACAATATTGGAAGGAAGATATGGGAAGTGTGTCACCTGAAACTCCTAAGCCGGTACAATCGTCACCATCTACATCAAACTCTAGTTCAAGTAATGGCATTGAAGATGACCCATTTAATAAAATGTTAAAAAGTATGTTAGTGGGTTCTTTAAACCCAATACCGGGAATGTAATATAAAAATAATAATAAAAAAAAATATGGCAAAAATTATAAGATTAACAGAATCTGACTTAAATAGAATTGTTAAAAGAGTCATTGAAGAACAGATGAACCGACAAAAAGCAGTTGATGTTCAAATGGAAAAAATTAAACCTGAAATGGGGGGTAAATATTGTTTTGGTGACCCAAAACGACTTCAATCTGCTTATGGTTACAATGTTAAATTACTTAAGGTTAAATCAGGTGACACATTAAGTGGTATTGCTTCAAAACACCCTGGAGTAACAAGTGTTGACGACCTTATTAGAATTAATAAAGGTTGTGCATTAACTAAAGGTTTGAAGAGTGGTGATGTACTTGCCATTGTGATTATGCCTGAAATGTAATATGAAAAAACTAATAAAAGAAAGTGGTATCAGGGACATTAAAAAATTGTCCCAACGATACCCTAAAGCCGAAATATATTTTCACCAAGATTTGGATGGGGTTACCACGGCAATTGCAATGAAGAAATACCTTGAAGATAACGGTATTGATGTTGTAGATGCTCACGTTATTCAATATGGAGATAAAGAGTTCTCTGTAAAGAAGAATGATGCTCAAGGTGACACTATGCCGGTCTTAGTTGATTTTGCTCACGGAAAACCAATGTTTGTTATCCATACAGACCATCACGATAGACAAGCAGGGGCGGAAGAAACCAAATCAACTTCTTTTAGACAATCTCGTTCAAATGTTGAAACAATTTCTCAAGTAGTTTCACCAAAAGAATTGTTTCCTTCTTCTGATATCTTACTAATATCAACCGTGGACTCAGCGGACTTTGCAAAACACGACATCTCACCTGATGAAGTTGTGAATTATTTGTTTAGATTTGATAAAGAGAAACCATTACAGAGAAACAAAATGTTATTGGGGTTTGTTGTTAACAAACTCATATTGGCGTTCAAAAACAAACCGGGATTTTTAGAAGGTTTAGTTATGAATTCGGAGCCATCATTAATGTCTATCCTTACAAATATTAAGGAATGGATGACAAAAACAAATGCCGTTAAACCGGAACTATTACAAAAAAATGCAGAAGACTATAAAACATCGATGCAAGGATATCCAAATGTCAGCGACAACATTATCTTCCAATATGGTGGGGGTAGCATGTTTAAGCCTGGGTCTTATGATAGATACACCCCATTTAGAAATAATCCTGAAGCAGACTTTCTTATCATGGCGTG